GTTAGTTCTGACTTTAGTGGTCTTGACAAGTCTTTTCCAAAAGAGTTAATATCTGGATTTGTCGAAGCAGTATCACGTGGAAAGTGGTCAAGAGATACTGAAATCGCACTAAGTAAAACACTTACTTATACTTATCATAGTATTAATGGTCACATTTATCCAGTAGACTGCGGAAATGAATCGGGTTCTTATGTCACAACAATGATTAACTGCTACGCAGTTCACTTCGTCAATTGGTACACATTCACACGTAAATGGAAGCAAACTTACAACATAATGCCAAGCTTAAAGGATTTTGAAGACAATTTTTGTCAGAAAATTTTAGGGGACGATTGTATTCGTAAGATCTCTCATAGAGTTCAAATATCATTTGATGATCTTGCTCAAGACGCTGCTCTCTTCAACCTTACTTTAACAAGACCAAAGATTGAAGGAGAAATTTCGTTTTGTTCTCGTGTTTATAAAATGATTCGCCCAAATATTTATGCTCCCTGTCTAAAAACTGCATCTATAACATCATGCCTTTTCTATCTTGCTTCTGAAACAAAGGAACAGATATCAATGAATATCAATATTGCGCTTTTTGAAGCATCACTACACGGAAAGGAATATTTTGATCTTCTTGCTAAAGGGGCACTTGCAATAGCAAATCATTATAATATCTCAATTGATCTATATCCACACAAATGCTATATTGATTACTTCATTGGGTATGTTCTTAATGAAAGTAAACATCCAACTTTACAGGTAGCTGGAAACCTCTTAACTCAATCAATTGAAGCAAACGCTCTAGATTATTCCTCTCAGAATATAATTCAAAAACGTGAATTCAATAAAATGGCAGATATGTGGCTTAATGAATATGTGCAATCACAACGATTAGCAACACCTATCTATACTTATTCTATGGATGGGAGAACAGAATGGGATGCAGAAGTCTTACTTAAACATCACAAGAACCAGTATAAGGCAACAGGTCATGGTCGTACAAAACAAGATGCAAAACGCTCAGCTTGTGAACAACTTAAAGCGACAATAGACAGTTCTCTTACTAATATTGGTTCAATTCGAGTAGGATCTGTTGAGAGAGATCTAACTGATACCGATATGGAAGTACTTACTGATATTTTCAGGAAGCATTTCAATATTAGAGGTAATGACTTTTCTATTACAATAGGAACTACTAATCATGCTAATGCTGATACACCAATTGAACCAGCAACAATGAACCAAGCTAGCCGATTTCAAGGTGAAGGGTCATTACCCGGAAATGCGAATCCACAACCAACAGCTGTAATTCCAGCAATGACATCATCTGGCGAAGACATTCAAGCTGCTATCATGGGACAAGAACAACATACACTTAACCCTATTGGAGCACCTGATATGTCAACAGTTGGAGCTATTCAGTTTGACTTAAAGGATTTAGCCTATCAACAATTCCTTGATGCAGACACTGAAATTGAAGTTAGTGCTGACATGCCAG